AGACACTTCAGGCAACTTGGGGAACAAACACAGTTGTCACATTTAAGCAGCAATCAGGCGCAACAGCTGCAACAAATCCACTTTACACAATGACATGCTTGGTCAATAACATCACACCTGTAAATGGTGCTGTTGCAGACCTATCAACTCAGTCTGTAACTTGGAATGTTTCAGGTACAATCGCAGTAACAACTTCGTAAGAAACTAAACAAAGGGGCTAAACATGGCAAAGCTAAAGATCGTTCGTAATGATGGAAGTGTGCTAGAAGGCGAGATTACTCCAGCAGTGGAGTATGCGTTCGAGCAGTACGCTAAAAAGGGTTTCCATAAAGCCTTCAGAGATGAAGAGAAGCAATCGGATGTTTATTGGCTTGCATGGGAAGTCACACGCAGATCAGGTGAAACTGTTAAGCCTTATGGGATGGAGTTCATTGAAACGCTGAAAAGCGTGGAAGTGTTGGACTCCGACCCTTTAGCTTAAAGCGCGATCTTCCATTCACCTACCTAATTGCTAGGCTAAGCATTAGGTTGGGAATCGCGCCACAGCAATTGTTAGATCTTGATAAGACCATGCTCGATGCATTAGTGCAAGGGCTAAAGGATGAAGCGAAAGAGGTGAGCGATGCCAACACAGGTAACAGGCGCGGTAGAGCTTAGAAAAGCCCTCAAAAAGTTCACTCCAGATCTTGCTAAAGAAACACAAAAGGAACTAGGCACAATCCTAAAGCCGATTACAAACAAGGCTAGAGGATTTATACCTTCAACATCACCTTTAAGCGGATGGGCTAATCAAGGCACAGGTGCGTGGGAACGCATTGAGTGGTCATCGGGAGAAGCAAAGCGTGGCATTGGATACAAAGCAACACCATCCAAGCCTAATCGCTCAGGCTTTCGTTCCCTTGCTCGCATTGTTAATGCATCACCTTCAGGCTCTATCTATGAGACTGCTGGTCGCTTAAATCCACAAGGCAGACCACAAGCTCCATTGTCTAAGGTAGTAGCCCCCGGACATGTTAATTTCGGTAAGACAATTAGATCAGGTTCTAAGGGTCAATCTCTTAGTAACAACCCTCATGCTGGTCAGCAATTCATTGAAGCCTTAGATCGAACAGGCACAATTGTTAATGCTTTTAAGCGAGCAGAAGGCGCATCAGGTCGCGCCACTCGTAAGATGAAGGGTCGCGCAATCTTTCGTGCATGGGCAGAAGATGGCGGAAAGACTAACGCTGCTGTTATCAAGGCAATCGAAGATTCAAAAGTTAAGTTCGAGAACTACACACTGAAGGCGGCTAAGTAATGGCAGCAGATGTAAGAATTGACATAGCCGCTCAGTTCGTAGGCAAGAAGGCATTTAAGGAAGCTGAGACTTCCACAGACAGATTGACCAAGAATGTCAAGGGTCTTGCCAAAGGCTTGCTCGCTGTTTATAGCGCACAGAAGGTTCTGTCTTATGCAAAGGCTTCTGTTAAGGCTTTCGCAGAAGATGACAAAGCAGCTAAGGCATTAGGCACTACTCTAAAGAATCTGGGTCTTGCTTACGGATCTAACATTGGCACAGTCAATGGCTTTATCTCTCGTCTTGAAATGCAGACAGGTGTGCTTGATGATGAGCTACGCCCTGCAATGGATCGCTTACTTCGTGCTACAGGCGATGTCACTAAGTCACAGGAATTGCTTGGGCTTGCACTTGACATTGCTGCTGGAACTGGCAAGTCAGTCACCCAAGTTTCACAAAGCTTGCAAAAGGCATACTTAGGACAAACTCAGGCACTAGGTCGCTTGGGCGTAGGACTTACAAGGGCAGAACTTTCGACATCAACCTTTGAGCAGATCCAAGAACGCCTGTCGGTTCTATTCGCAGGTCAGGCAAGTGCTGCAGCCGATACCTATGCAGGTTCACTGGCTAAATTAACTGTTGCAAGTAACAACGCTAAAGAGACTATTGGTAAAGGTCTTGTTGAAGCGTTAATGACAATCACTAACTCTAATACGACAGATGAGTTCATCGGCAAGATCGATAAGGCAGCGCAGTCAATTGCTAACTTTGTTCGTGAAACAGGCGAGTTCATCAAGATCACCAAGTCAATCTTTGACTTTAAGAATCTTTCATTTTTTGCACCTTCTGGCGGATTGTTCGGTGATGGCAAGGGATTCGGCAACATCTCAATGACTGTATCCTCACAGGATACTCAGCGAGCAGATGCCATCGCTCGAAAGAACGCAATGGCGATGACAAAGCTTACAAAAGAACAAGCAGCGGCACAGGCTAAAATCGTTAAAGATAAGAAGCTCGCAGCGGCTATTGACAAGGCTAACCTTGCTCTCAACAAGGGCAACGAAGTCTTTGACATGGACAAGATCCAGATTGCAGCAGCTCTTACTAATCAGGCTGAGCAACTAGGCAGGGCAACTAACTCGGCTCAGGTCTTACAGATTGCTAACGATACTGCTCGCCTCAATGTAAAGCGTTCCATCCTTGCCCTAGAAGATGCTATTGCTGCTAAGGATGAAGCCGCCATCATCGCAGCAACGGCTAAACTCAATGCGGATCTTAAAGTGCTTGGCACACTTGGTATGCAGAATGTCAAGCTCGCGGACATTAAATCAATCCTTGACAGCCTAAAGCCTAAAGACCTTATCAACATTAGCAACCTTGAAGAAGCATTAAGACTTCTGGCTCAAATTGATTTATTGTCTAAGGGTAAAGTTCCAACAAGCGCATCTTTAGGTTCTGGTATTCCAGCAGGGGATTACATTGCGCCTATCTCCACAGCAGGTGGATCTATTGCGGCTATTATTGAATACGCAGAAGCAGCATCGGCTCGCGCTAATGCTTTTGCAGACTTGCTTGACATGGAGAACGCATCGGCTTCAAGCCAGATGGCTTCTACACTTGATCTGGAAAGCATTGCTCGCTCATCTCTATTGCAGGGTCTAGCAGGTGGCGCAGGTGTTGCAGGTGCGGTAAGCGGTTCACGCTATGCAGCTCAGGCGGCTAATGCCTATAACATCACCATTCAGACAGGCATTGGTGACCCTAACGCTATTGCAGAAGCCATCGATCAAGTCCTAACAGATGCCGCTCAGCGTGGCACTTTGAGAGGCTATACAATCGCATGACATGGCTTCCAGAGTGGCGAGTGACAGTAGGTGATGATGTTTATACAACAGTCACCTCTGTTTCCTATGCTTCTGGTCGCTTAGACATTGACAGACAATGCACAGCAGGTTACTGCCGAGTAGAGATCATCAACACAGATAACTCACCTTTTACTATCAATGTCACAGAGCCAATTACTTTAGAGCTAAAGAACTCAAGCGGCACTTATGTCACAGTTTTTGGCGGTGAGGTATCAGACTTCAACATCGGAGTCAGAAGCCCAGAAGAAACTGGCTATGTCACAACAGGTACGATTCTAGGCATTGGCTCACTTGCCAGATTGACTAAGGCTATTTACAACACAGCCCTTTCAGAAGGCTTAGATGGCGCACAGATCGCAGCCATCCTTGGCGCAGCTCTTAACCTGTCATGGGCAGAAGTAACTCCCACAGTCACATGGGATACCTACCCAGCAACTGTCACATGGGATGAGGCAGAATCCTACATCGGCACTATTGACTCAGGTTTCTACACAATGATTGCTTTAGCTGCTAACACATCTGCCAAGTCTCAGACACTTGCAGACCAGATTGCCACGAGCGCACTCGGACAACTCCACGAGGAAAACGATGGGAATGTGAGCTATGACGATGCAGATCACAGATCTAACTATCTCGCAGCAAATGGCTTCACTAACCTTGATGGCTCGTATGCAACACCAAGCTCTATCACCTCAACAACTCAGACTGCTCGCATCCGTAACAGCCTTATCTATCGCTACGCCACAGGATACGCATCAACCTACAGCACCTCAGATACCGACTCCATAGCTTCTTACGGACTCTTTGAGCGTTCCTTTGACTCTAACATTAAGAACCTTGCAGACATCACTGACATCGCTTCCAGAGAGCTTAAATTGCGTAAGACTCCACGCGGCTCATTAGGTGCAATTACTTTCAGACTTGACAATCCAGACATGAGCGATGCTATGCGTAACGACTTAATCGGCATTTTCTTTGGCGAGCCTGTCCTCATCAGCAACCTGCCAAGCAACTTGCTAGATGGTCAGTTCGATGGCTTTGTGGAGAATGTCGCACTTAGGGCAACCCCTAGCTTTACAGAGATCACCCTTTACATCTCAGCAACGGACTTTTCACTATCAACAACCCAATGGGAAACAGTATTGCCAGCCTCACTTATCTGGACTGGCGTAAATGGTACACTTACATGGACTAACGCGACTGGAGCACTAACCTAATGGCACTTTCACCTCAGTATGGCTGGGCAGAACCCGATAACAGCAGCCTTGTAAAAAATGGCGCAGCAGACATTCGCACATTAGGCGATGCTATTGACACCTCTGTCTGGAATGTCGGCTATGGTCAAGCGGGTAAGAATAAGATTCAGAACGCAGATTTCTCAGTAAATCAGAGAAACTTGACGAGCACTACCACTAGCTCTGCTTTTATGTTTGATCGCTGGAGAACAATCTATACAGGTGGTACAACTACTTCATCCTCCCAAACTTTTACTCCAGGAACAGCCCCTGTCGCTGGATACGAAGGAAAAAATTACTTACGCATAGTCACAACTTCACAAAGCGCAGTTTCAGATTTTGCTCGATTTCAACAAAACATCGAGGGCGTTAGAACTTTTGCAGGACAAAACACTACTGTTTCATTTTGGGCAAAAGCTGCATCAGGCACACCTAAAGTAGCAGCGGCTATAGTGCAAACTTTTGGAAGTGGTGGTGGAGAATCTGCTTCGGTTGAAACTCTAGTTGGTACTGTCACGCTTTCTACATCGTGGGTTCGCTACACAATAAATGTTGCTGTTCCTTCTATTGCAGGTAAAACATTTGGACCATCAATAAACGATGATGTTCTTAGCCTTCGTTTATTTACATCTGGTGGTTCATCTGTTACCTCAGCGCAATCAATCGGATTGCAAAATAACACTTTCGATTTCTGGGGTGTTCAATGGGAGTACGGCTCAAAGGCAACACCATTTCAAACTGCAAGCGGTGGAAGCCTTACAGGCGAATTGGCTATGTGCCAGAGATATTACTGGCGCAATACAAATGATGCTGGAACAGATGTATGGCTAACTGCTGGGCTAGCGGCTACCACCACGCTTATTTATTTCGGATTACAATTTCCAGTTAAAATGAGAGCAATTCCTACTTCTATTGACTATGCCTCACCAAGATTTACAAATGCACTTGCTGCTTATACTGGTGGAACTTTATCTCTAGCAGGAAGTGCGACTAGCACTACATCAACCACTATTATATACACTCACGGCAGTGCGGCATTAACGCTCAATAATTATTATATGGCACAAACGCAAGCAAGCGGATATATCGGACTAAGTGCGGAGTTGTAAAAATGGACAATGTAACTTTTATTGAAATTGAAACTTTAAACGGCATAGAGATTCACGCCATTATTGACCGAGGCAACGGAGAATTTACCTCAATGTCAAAAGCCCATTACGATGAGTTAAAGGCTAATGAAGCCAAGGCTGAGTAAGGCTGCGACACAGCTTCGCGAGCAATTCGATGACTCGTTCCCAGATCGTGACCGCACATCGGATGGTTGGATCGGTGATACCCGACACGCTGCTCGCAAGTCTGATCATAATCCAGATGAGCAGGGCTGGGTTCGCGCCATTGATGTGGACAAAGATCTGCACAAAGGCGGAAAGCCAGATGTCATGGGAGATCTTGCTGATCAGCTTCGTACCTTATCCAAGTCAAAAGCAGACAAGCGTATTAGTTACATCATTTTCGATGGACGAATCTGCTCCAGCATCCTTAACTGGAAGTGGCGCAAGTACACAGGGGCTAACAAACACACTAAGCACATGCATGTTAGCTTTAAGAAAGAAGCTGACAATGATGGTGCTTTTTTTCAAGTACCTATGTTAGGAGCATCTAATGGATAATCTATCAATCATCATTGCCGGAGCTTGTGGAGTCATTGCTATCCCAGTTCTACGCCAAGCGATTAAGTCTTACCGCGCTAAGAAGTCTGTTGCAGACATCGTGGTTGATTCGATTGAAGCTGCTATCGATCAGGTTGAGAAGAAGTGACACAGTCGGACTTCTTCACTTTCTACATTGCTAGTCTAGGTGTGTTCGGTGGTCTTGCTGGTTATGTCATCACGCATCTGCTTAATGAGATCAAAAGACTCAACACGCGAGTGGATGAGATCTATAACATCTTGCTTGACAGGTAGCATTGTGCTATGGCAAGAAAACCCACTAAGGCATTAGAGGATCAAGGCTATTCCAAGCTCGATGCTTACTGCATTGGCTTGCATGAGTATTGGAAGTCATTGCGCAAGGCTGGATTTACTGAAGGCATTGCGCTATTCATGATCACAGATGTTCCCTCTTACCCTCGCTGGATCTTGCCAGACCCAATCGAACCAGAGAAGCTGGGCGATTACGAGGACGATGAGGATGACGATTAAGCGAATTGTCGTAGTTTCGGACTTACAAGTTCCATACCATGACAGGGTTGCAACTCGTAACCTTGCTTCATTCATTAAGAAGTTTAAGCCAGATCAGGTTGTCACAATTGGCGATGAGATTGACCTTCCACAGATAAGTAAGTGGGAAGAAGGGCGCATGGGCAGTTATGCCCAGACCCTAGATGATGACCGCAATGAGGCTGTTCAGCTGCTCTGGGATCTAGGCGTTACAGATTGCATCCGTAGCAATCACACAGATCGCCTGTATAACATCATCATGGCTAAAGTTCCTGCCTTTGGTGCATTGCCAGAATTACGCTTTGAGAAGTTCATGAAGTTCGATGAACTCGGTATCACCTTCCATAAGAACCCAATGCCTATTGCGCCTAACTGGATCGCAGTGCATGGAGATCACACACCAATCAAGCCACAAGGGGGCTTATCAGCCCTAGAGGCAGCTCGTAGGCATGGAAAGAATGTCATCTCAGGACATACTCACAGAGCAGGGCGTTCAGCCTTCTCAGAGGCTTCTGGGGGGCGTATAGGGCGTGTCCTACATGGTGTCGAGGTAGGCAATCTCATGGACTTTAAGCAAGCTGCTTACACTAAAGGCGTAGCCAATTGGCAGCAAGCCTTTGCCATTATCTATGTGAACAAGAACAAGGTTCAGGTGGATCTCATTAACATTGAGAAAGATGGAACATTTATTGTGGCTGGAAAGTCGTACGGACGAGCCAGATAATCGTTATCATTTCGTTATCAGAATGTGCTTGATTCGTCTGACACTTATGTCACACTAATTCTGTGAGGGAAACTCCCGAACAGTTAGGGCTAAGAATGGCTAATACAGACAAGCTGCTTCTGATCTGCATCTTTGGAATGATTATAGGATTCATTATAGTGATTATCGATGTGCAAAAGACAGCTTATAAAAAGGGCGTACGCGATGGCTATCATCGAGGTCGCAGTTACAAGGGGCAGGAATGAGAGCCAATGAAATCCTCTTATCCGCCACAGACACTATCCGCGAGCGTGGTTTATCGTATGGTCACCCTTCAGATAACCTGCAACACACCGCAATGCTGCTCAGTGCATACTTACAGACACCGATCCATGACTATCAAGTCGCAGGGATCATGGTACTTGTCAAGCTTGCAAGGACTAATCAATCAGCCCAGCACATCGACAACTGGGTCGATCTATGCAGCTATGGCGCACTCGCTGGACAACTAGCCACAGAGGAGAACGAGCTTTATGTTTAACCTAGCCGATTACGAGACAGTAGAGGTGAGACTTGAAAAGTTTATTAAGGACTATGCAGATTTCCGCATTTCAACAGAGTTGGAAGTGGTCGAGAAGGATCGATACATTGTTAAAGCTTATCTTTACAAAAGTTCTGCCGATAGTGTTGCATGGGCGACAGGGTACGCTGAGGAGAAGATTACTGACAGAGGCGTTAATGCGACTTCAGCTCTGGAGAATTGCGAGACTTCGGCAATCGGCAGAGCACTTGCAAATGCAGGTTATGCTTCTAAAGGAAAAAGACCAAGCCGCGAGGAAATGAGCAAAGTCGTAGCTTCTAAGCCAGTTAAGCCACCGGTGGCAGAAGTTAAGGCAGATGATCAGGATTACTGGACAACTCCAGTGGGTCAATACAATAAAGTAGTCGATGCTCCAGTCACATTAGAAAAGGCTATGGAGAACATCGCAGCTGTAATGGGTACAGGTGAAGCACAAGAAGCACCATCATGCAAGCATGGACACATGGCATGGCGCGAAGGCACAAAGAATAACAAGGCTTGGGGAGGTTACTTCTGCTCTGTAGTCAATCATCAAGGGGGCGAGCCTAAATGCCCTACAGTCTGGTATTCACTTTCATCCAGTGGCAAGTTCGAGCCACAGAAGGCGTGGGCATAACATGGGTTATGTAGAGATCTATAACATCGACAAAGATGGTGAGTGGACAAACCTAGAGGATGTTCCAATGATCACCACAATCAATTGTCAGCTGTGCAACGAGCCTACTCTGGCTCATGACATCATCATTCCAGCAATCATTGCAGATGGAGTCTTAACGGCAGGAACATGGCAATGCAAGAAGTGCCATGCGGTAAATGGCTAGTCAAGCAAGAAAACATAGAGGCTTCCGCACAGAGCGCGTAGTCGCACAGTACCTATCGACTGTGTGGAGTGGTGCAACTGTCGGAAGGGGTAGCGGTAAGGACATTGTCAATGTTCCCTTTGATGTTGAAGTCAAGGCACGATCAGGCTTTCAACCATTGGCGTACATAAAGCAATTAAAAGCTC